GTTATACGAAATGTCTTTTCAATACTGCTAGGAAAGGTTGGTGTTGTGAATTTTATGAGTAATAGTTCTTCACCAACTAAGGGCAGGGTATCAATAAGGTTTCGACTATCACTGATAAGCAAGGTCCCTGTCATGCTGGGACTAAAAATTTCTTCATGGATGTTGATCTCAACGTAGTAATCGTCAAGATCAACTACGATGCCTCGGGTGCTAACCAGACGCAAGAGCTCAAGGCGTATGTCACCTGGACGTTCTAATTTTTCGTCTTGATTCATGAATTGATTTGTCGTTTGAATTCTTTGATGACTACGTTCACATACTCAGGCTTTAGTATTCGAATTTCACGTAGTGTATCGTTTTGTCGTATTAGTTGTTCGCGTTTGGTGACGGCTTCCAGATCCTGACGGTTACTATTGTTATAGGTTGTGGCGTCTACAATGGTGCCGTTACCTGTATAGGCAAAATACGCAATTTGCTCAGGTGTGTTATCAAATACATTTCCAGTGCTTACTAGATTTGTATAATATCCACTTACATTGCCTGTGATGTTGGCGCCATTGGCAAATGATCCATTGACGTTTATGACACTGAGTCTATTACCAATCTTGGCCATGATACGAGCACTGCTGCCCGTTGTTTGCTGAACAACCGTTTCACCAACATTGAAGTTTACACTGACATTTGAATTTAGATACAGGTTGCTGGGATATTTTCGGTCCGTATGTTTTTCCAGCTGGTACCAGGTCATGGGCCACTGAAATCTTGGATCAAGAATTTCATTGGTTATGAGTATGACCCAACCCAGACCTGCATCATTATAAAGTTTCTCTGCCAGTATTTCTGGTGTGTCACCATCCTGTATCAGATAGGTTTCATAAAGGACACTATTGTTCTTGATTTCATCGCTGAGAACAACGCGACGAAAGATATCCTGGACCATCTGGCCAGAAGTATTATCATCCAGTGAATAATATAAAGCAGGGAATAGTTCGAAGTATGACATAGATTAGTATCCGAGCTGTATACGTTCTTTGGTAAGAATTTCGAGTTCCTGGAAGTTCATGCTAAGATTTACCTCAGTTGGTTCACCGCCATGGAAACTACTCATACCACCCTGGCCACCATAGCTAACACTTAGGCTAGTAAGAGCACTGGGAGCAATCTTGTGAAAGTATGAATTTTCCTTGTCTTTGAAATAATAGACAATCTGAAATTCTGCAGGGTAGATGAAGAACAAATTTCCTGCACTTAGTTCGGGGTGCATGTGAAATTTGAACATGTCAATGATCTGACGAATTGCCTGGACTTCGGCTGCGCTCTTGGGCAAGAATTTATACTGAAATCTAAATGATCTAAAGTCGATCATCTCGAACAGCATTTCGCGAAATGGATTTGTTTTCATCTTGGTCATGCTTTGCATGGCAGGACCTGTTACGGCATTGCTACCCAATGCTGCACCCAGAGCTCCTCCAACCATGCCGCCGCCAGCCAGTCCACCTATGGCAGCTCCAGCCAGGGCACCCAGGCCCATGGTTGCTCCCTCAGCCAATAAACTTCCTGCACGCTGTTGTTCTATGGCACCAAAAGTCTTACCCAGGGCACCAAACAATGTTCCCAGATTAGTGTCTTGCCATTTGGCATCATACTGAACGCTGGGTGGCTCCTGAACTGCCAGTGTAATTACATCACTGATTCTATAGCTCTGATCTGGCTTTAGAATTTCTGGTCCAAACTTTTGTGCCAGATAACTTACACCTGCTCCAGCCGCTGCACCTGCAACTGCTCCACCAACAGCACGGGCACCTGAGACTACTTTGTTCTTTTTCAGGCTACCAAACTTCTTTACAGCTCCAACACCCAGTACGGCTCCTGCTCCAGCCGCGGTTAGATTCACGGCTCGGCCAATTTCGTCAGTGGTAAGACCAGCTCCAACGGGCTTGCTAATAGCCTGATCTTTGAATCTGTTGTCTGTGTTGAACTTTGACTTTCCGCGAACATTGACAAAAAAGCTCACATAATGAGGGAATTCATCACTGTTCACGTTTTCGGGGAAACTAAGATTTTGAATATTGTACTTGTTGCCTACCTCAATGGCCCCTGTGTTAGGGTTTTGATTGATGTACCTACGTTTATCGTCGGCTTCTTTGAGGCTGGCGTAGTCTTTGTTTCGGTAATTTGGGTTTTCCATTTTCGCCCATATAAATAAGTGGCAGGAGGTCGGAATTATTTATGGCTACAGTATACAAAGAAACCCTAAAGGGCAAGTATAGAGTGGAGAATCCAGGCAAATACAGAGGAGATATCACAAATATCACCTATAGAAGTTCCTGGGAATTGAAATTCATGAGATGGTGCGATACCAATGAAAGCGTCATTGAATGGGGTTCAGAAACAGTCATCATTCCTTATATTAGCCCGATCGACAAGCAAGTACACAGGTACTTCGTGGACTTCTACATGAAAGTTGTAAACAGATCTGGCGAGATACAGAAATACCTCATAGAGATCAAGCCTGAGAAGTTTACTAAACCACCTGAGAAGCCCAAGAAGATAACCAAGAGATTCATAGACGAAGTATTTCAGTATGGTGTCAACGAGGCCAAGTGGAAAGCGGCTTTCGAATTTTGCGACGACCGCAACATGAAGTTCATGATACTCACGGAAAAAGACCTAGGCGTAGTAGAACCAAAATATGGCAAAAAACATATTCGATCAAATTCAGCCAGATCCAACTAAGGGTTTTCAGTGGTATACCCAACAGGTACGCAAACTGAAAAACGTTCGATCTGGTACAGAGAGAATGATAACCTCAGGGCAGACACTGACTAACAAGATCCGCCCAGGATTCATGTATCTATACCATTATGATCCCAAGCACAAAGACACCTTGCCATACTATGATACAACTCCATTGGTGCTGCCCTATAAACTTTTGCCCGATGGATTCATGGGTCTGAATCTTCACTACATGCCTTACCTGATGAGATTCAAGGTCCTGGGTAAACTTCATGAATATGCCATGAATACCAACAATGACATCACAACACGTGTACGTCTAAGCTGGAGTTTACTCAGTGGTGTTGCACAACTAAAGCCTTTGGCGGCCTGTGTCAAACACTATTTGACAGATCATGTTACAACAAGGTTCCTTCTCATACCTTATCCTGACTGGGTTGTTGCTAGTCAATTACCAATTGAGAGTTTCGTGGGCGCAACCAAAACCAGAGTCTGGAACGATACAAAGGCAAAGATCTAAGCCATGGCAACCTATAGTGTAGAAAATTTTAGACAAACCGTACTCAATACAGGCCTGGCTCGTAAGAACAGGTTTGAATGCGAAATAGCAGTACCACCGCAGGTACGTCAGGCCACGAATATCAGTGAGCCCATGCTAAGTCTCTATGTTGAGAGCGCAGTGTTTCCAGAACTAACCATCAATGCTGAGACACAGTTCATCTGGGGCCCGCTAATTCACAGACCCAAGACTCTGAACTACGGCGGTTTCATGGTCCTGCAATTTCACCTGGACCAGGATATGCGAATCAAGAAAATGTTCGATACCTGGATGCAGAGCATTGTCGACGGTGACCAGTATACCGTAAGTTACCAGAGAGACTATGTTGCTCCCATGATGAGAATCACGCAGCTAGATGATCAGATGGAACCAGTTTATAGCGTTCGACTAACCGAAGCATTTCCAGCAGGCATGGTACAGTTAGATCTAAACCATGCCCTACAGAATGCAACACATATGCTTCAGGTCAGCTTTAGATTTAGAAAATGGGAAGCAGATGACTCTGCTCGTGTATCTTCTCAGGTTCAGCAGACCACAGGACTGTTCACACAAAACAATCCATTGGACAGAAACTCAGTTGTAACTACTCCGGCCAAGCCTGAGCAGCCAGAGACACCAAAACCAGTAGTAGGCGGACACATTTACAAATTACCGCCACGTCCGTAATTTAGGAGTGAATTGATATGGCTTTACCAAAACTTGAAGTGCCAACTTTTGAGACAAAATTACCCAGTACCAGTAAAGCAGTAAAATACAGGCCATTCCTGGTCAAAGAACACAAGGTGCTACTGATGCTCAAGGATGCCGAGAGCTCTGAGATCAGTCGTATTGTTCATGAGATTGTAGATGCCTGCACCTTCAATAAGCTGAACATGAAGGATCTGGCGTTCTTTGATCTGGTACATTTGTTCATAGAACTAAGAAAGGTCAGCATTGGTGAAATGCTGGATCTGGTTGTAAACTGTGAATGTGGCAACGCCATACAGCATCAGGCGAATCTAAACGATGCCAAGGTTGTTACCAAGCCAGACCATAGTTCGCGTATTAGGTTGACCAGAAAGATTGCTGTAGACCTTCGCTATCCACATCTGGATGAAAGCATGGAGGCATACACAACCACAGACACAGATCGAACACTGGAGCTTCTGGCAAGCTGCATCAAAGGCGTGCATGAAGACAATGAATTTCACGATGCTCGAGAAAGTAGTAAGCAGGAATTGCTGGACTGGCTAGACGGCCTGGGAGCTAAACAGCTAACCGACATCATGAAATTTTTTGATACCATGCCCAAGGTAACCTTGCCAGTATCTACAGAATGTCCCAAGTGCAAGAAAAAGCACGATTTATCATTAGAAGGGCTAGACAATTTTTTCGTCTAGGCCTAGCCCAGGAAAGTTTGGAAAACATGTTCCGAACTAATTTTGCTCTGATGCAGTTTCATAATTATGGATTGGATATCTTGGAGAACATGCTACCCTGGGAGCGGGCCATTTACGTGGAAATGTTAGCAGCACATATACAAGAAGAAAACCTAAAGGAAAACATGCGTCGAGTTCAGGCGCAGTCAATGTAAAATGCAAGAACAACGAGTAATCAAGCCAGCCAAAGAAGACTGGATAAACAAGAAATGGCGACCCGCCATGGGCTGGATGTACATGGCAGTCTGTATCACAGACTTTGTCATATTTCCTATTCTATGGTCTCTGCTTCAGCTCTATGGTCAGGGTGAGGTAAGATCACAATGGAATCCAATTACACTTTCGGGTGCTGGGCTATTCCACATGGCCATGGGTGCTGTTCTGGGTATTGCTGCCTGGAGTCGTGGTCAGGAAAAGATGACCATGAGCCAAACCAACTCAAGTTATGCACCAGGTCCATCTTATCAGCCGCAACAGTTCCCTCCAACCCAGAGAGACATGCAGATTGAGATTGAGCGTGAACAAATGTCGCAGACTCCCATGGATGTTCCGCGAGTAGGACCCAAGCCCAATGTACGCAGACCATAAAAGGTAAGACATGGCCAGACAATCAGCCAAAGGCAAAGCCAAATCAGGACTCTTAGACGCCTTCAAACTCAGCACAGGAACTGGAGCTGCGAATGTACAAGAAGATGACCAACCCAAGGCATCTGTAGCCAAACGCGGAGCAATTCGCGAATTTGGCGCAGGGGTGGCCGATGTCGGTCGTGTCCTTCCTGCCATGGGTGCCGATATGTTTGGCAAACTGGGTCAGTGGTGGAAAACTGGTGAATGGGAAGATTCGCCAGAACCAGAAACTCCCAAGAAAGAAAAGACTGAGGCCAAGAAAAAAGACAAACCTGTCGCAGGCAAAGAAAGTCGTGACCCAGATAGTCTGAAGAAATTGCTGGCATCTAATCTGAGTCAGCAAAGTGTTCTAGAGAAAATTCTTTCTGAGATTTCACTGCTTAGAAAAACTACAGAGAGTGGTCAGAAGGACAGGAAACGCGCACCACGTGACATGGGTAACCTATCACGGTTCATGAACGCTCCTATCTCTCCTTCGGTAAGCAAACCACAGAGCGCCAGAACTGCGTTGTTCGATGCCAAAGGCGACGCCATGAAAGGCGAAATTGCTGACATCGAAGCCAAGGAAAAGGAACAGCTACAAAGACAGGCTTTGGAAGCTCAGGCTGAAGGTTCAGGTCCTGGACTGACTGATCTAATACCTGGTATGCCAGGCAAGGGAACAACCGTAGGTAAAGCTCCTGTTCCAGGTGGTGCCGCTGCAGGTGGTGGATTCCTGGGCAAGGCAGCTCGCTTCATGGGTGGCAAAGGCGGCGTGATTGCTGCTGGTATTACTGGCGCCATTGGCGGTGGATTATATGCCTATGACAAATTCACCGAAGCCAAGGAAACCGAAGAAGCAGCCAAGGAACAGGCCAGAGAGGATCTGGCCGCAGGAAAGATAAGCAGCGCCGACTATAACAAACAGGTTCAGCTAGCTCAGGACAAGGCTACCATTACCAAGTCCGAAGGTGTTGGCGGAGGCCTGGGTCGCATGGGCGGTGCCATGGCAGGCGCCAAAGCTGGTGCTATGATAGGTACAGCATTTGGTGGTCCTATTGGAACCGTGGCTGGTGGACTGATTGGTGGTGCTGTTGGTTATTTTGGTGGTGGCAAGCTCGGTGAATGGCTTGGCGGAAAAGCCGGTGAAGCACTAACTGGTTCTGAGACATCCAAGCCCAGCAATCTTAGCAGTCAGGGTAGTTTCTCAGTATCTGGTTCCGAGGGTAAAGTAGAAGGCATGCACAAGGACGGCAAATACTATATCAATGGACAGGAAGTCAGCGAGAAAGACTATCAGGCAGTGCGTGAAAAGTATGGAGTCGGTCAGAGTCCTGCGGCTGCTAATCTGCAGTCAGGTAAGCCTCTGAGTTTTGATGATATGCTAAAGGCTGGAAAATCCAGCAGTAATATTCAACCCGTGAGTGCTGCACCAACAGGAGCGGCATTACAGCAACTAAGCGTTGTAAACAAAGAAATGGCCGCAAGTCCTGCGGCCCCAACCATAATCAATAACAACACAACTGCTGCAGCACCTGGTGGCGGTCAACCTGGTGGTATCATACCATTGAAGCCAAGTGTGCGTCCAGAAGCAAGTTCATTGACTCGCTATCTGGATCGTGTTAGTGCTTATTGATCCTCGTCTGTAAATTCAATCTCTTCGATAAGGATGCCTTGATCACGGGCATCCTCACGCATCTTCTTCATGAACCATTCTA